CCCACGTCCAGCGACGGCAACCCGGGCGCCCGCAGCCACGCATCGGCGACCGGCAACCGCACCGGCGACGACGTCACCGTCGTCCCGTTGTCGACCGTCCGGTAGACCAGGTTCTCCGCCAGCGGCGCCTCGTAGTCGTAGGCGAACGCCGCCCCACCCGACGGGGCCACACCCTCCAGCCCGCGCACCGGGTGCTGCGTGCCGTCCTCATGCACCCGTGTCACCGTCAACGACGCGTCGACCACCGACGTCACCTGCACCGCGACCCGGACCAGCTCCACATCCGCCGTCACCGTGAACGTGGCCGTCACCGCACACCCCCACGAACCGACCGCGCCTGGTGCTCCGACACGACATCAGCGACCGACCGGCCATCCAAGTACGCCACCGCGCTCAGCGGCTGACGACGCAACTCGTCGGCGAGCGCCGCGATCGACTGGGACGACAACGTGACCTCACCCGTCACCACACCCGGCGAACCGGTGACCTGCCGGGCCGCAGGCATCGACCCCAACCGCCCGGCGCCTCCCCATGCCTCCTGCAACGCCCGAGTGTCCGACGCCGAGTACACCCTCCCGGGGTCGCGCAGGTCCAGGAGCTCGGGGCCCTCCTCACCCACCAGCACCATGCCCGCCGGCGTGAACCCACCGCGAGCGCGCTCGACGATTGCGCCGCCGGCTCCCGCACGCCGCACGACAGTCCCCTGCCGCTCGTTGATCGTGACGAACACGGTCCGGTCGTCGATCGCGAGCAGGGCCCGTTGCACCGCGCGGGCCCGGTCGATCGCGGTCTCCACCCCCGACACCGTGACGACGGCGTTGGTGTTCTCCGGGACCGCGATCAGCTCAGCCGCCAGCCTGTCGGCCTCCTCGGCGCCCAGGCCGGCCGCCTGAGCGGCACGGGAGAACGCGTCACGGGCGTTGTCGACGTGTGCGACGACGTCCTCGTGCGCGGCGCCGTTCTCGAGCATCGACTCGGTCTGTCGGTTCGCCGACGCCGCGATGGCGTCCAACGCGGCCTGGTTGCGCCGACCGGCGTCGGTGGCGATGTCCAGCGTCCGGGCGGCCTCGCCGTTCTCCTCGATGGCCCGGCGCAGTTGCTCCTCGAACTCCGCGATCGCGTCCTGGTGCTGCCGCGACGCCTCCCGGGCGTCCAGCTGCGACGAGGCCATGTCGTCGAAGGTCCGGATGAGCTCCTCGACGGCGGCTGCGGCGTCCTCAGCGGAGATCATCGTGCCGTCCATGCCGAGCACGAAGCCCTCGGTCGACGACGCGGCCTCGCCGATCGCGACGTTGGCTCCGTCCATGGAGCCCGCGAGCTCGTCCGCAGCCGACGCGGCTTCCCCGGAGGCCTCCGCCGACCCCTTCGTCGCCTCCGCGCTGCGCTCCTGCTCCTCCCGGGCCGTGCTCACGGTCCCGTTCAAGGCTTCAAGGGCGGAGCGCACCTCGTTCTTGACCTTCGCGTCTTCGTCTGCGACGACTGTGGACTCTCGCTCGGCCGCGGTCAGGGCGTCGAACGCGAACGTCGAGGCACCCACGCCGTCCGTCAGCGCCTGCTTGGCAGCGACCAGGTCCTCGTCGCTGGTCGTCGCTAGCTCGGTGGCCTCTCTGACTCGACGCATCGCCTCGGCGTTGCCGGCGGCGGCCTCGACGCCGTCCTGCCACGTCAGGTTGACCTGCTCCAGCTTCTGCAGCAGCCCTTCCTCTTGCAGCTGGGCCAGCAGCTTCGCCCGCGTGTTGTCGGTGACGGCGCCGGTCTGCTGGTCGAGGGTCTCCCGCAACTCCTCCACCCTACGGGCGGCCTCGAACTGCCGCTCGGCGAGCAGGGCAGTCAGCGCGACGGCACCTGCGACCGCCAGCCCCCATGGCCCGGTCAGAAGCGAGGCCACACCGCTGATCGCGGCAGCAGCCCGGACACGGCCGAGGTCGAGGAGGCTGAGCTTCAGCCGGTCGACAGCCGGGATGGCCAGGGCGGCGGCACCGCCGAGGATGCCCACGGCGGCGGCGGCCGAGCCCACGGCGACGACCATCTGCTGCACCGGACCGGGGAGATCGCCGAAGACCTGCGCCAGGAAGCCGGCCCGCTCTGCCACGCCCGCGAGCGCCGGGAGCATCACGGTGCCGATGTCGATCGCGGCGTCGTTGATCTGGTTGCGGGCGACCTGAATCCTGGCTTCGGCGGTCTGGTAGCGCTGGGCGGCTTCCTCGATGAGGGCCGAGTTCTCGGCCCACGCCTGCGACCCGAGGTCGACGGAGGAGCGGAGGAGGTCCGACGCCTGGGAGGTGCGGAGCAGGGCGTCACGGACCCGGATCTCGGACAGGCCGAGCTCGTCGAGGACCTGGAACGTCGACTGCCCGGACTCCTGCATCCGGCCGAGGCCTTCGACGAACGCGATGACCGCGCCGGCGGCGTCGTCCTCGAACTGCTGCCGGAACTGCTCCGTGCTGACCCCGGCGACCTGCGCGAAGGTGTCAAGCTTCGCCCCGCCGGTGTCGACGGCGGTACCGATGTCGACGAACACCCGGGAGATCGCCGACCCGCCGGCCTCCGCCTCGATCCCCACCGACGACAGGCCGGAGGCGAACCCGAGAACCTGCGCCTGGGTGAGCCCGATCTGCCGCCCGGCGCCGGCGATCCGCAACCCCATCGACACGATATCGGCCTCGGTCGACGCCCCGTCGTTGCCCAGCGCGACCAGGGACGCGCCCGCGCGGGCGGTGTTGTCGCCCATCTCGTCGGCCCGGTCACCGGAGATCCCGTACACGTTCGCCAGCTGCGCCAGCGCCGTCGCGGCTTCCTCCGCGGACAGGTTCGTCGTGTTCCCGAGGTCAACCGCCGTGCGGGTGAACGACACCAGCTGCGAGCGCTGAACCCCGAGCTGCCCGGCGGCCTCCCCGACCGCGGCGAGCTCCTGATGCGATGCCGGCAGGGTCCGGGCCAGCGCCCGGAACTGCTCCTCGACTGCCGCGAGCTCGGCCTCGGACCCGCCGACGGTCTTGCGCACCCCGGTGAACGCGGTCTCCCAGTCGATCGCCGCCCGCGCCGACAACCCGAGGCCGGCCGCGACGACGAGGCCGGCGGCCACCGACACCCGGCCCACGTCCTCCAGGGCTGCGGACCGTCGGCGGGCGGCGTCCTCCTCCGCGCCGGCGGCCGCGGCCGCCCGGCGGGCCTGCTCGGAGTACGCCTGCTCCTCGATCCGCCCCAGGCGCTGCGCCTGCTCCTCCTGCCGGCGCAGCGCCCGCTCCAGGACCCGGGCGGAGTCCTCCGCGTTCTTGAAGCCGCGGCCGTCGAACCGGGAGGTGATGTTGATGCCGAGGTCGGTGTTCGCCACGGGTCACCACCTCCGCATCGACGTCGCGTGTGACATCCAGCCGACGCCGGGGGGGCGACGTCGGGATCAGGCCGGGACCGGTGCCGTGGCCGGGTGCGGGTCAGCGGGCGGCAGGTCGCACACCGGGCAGCCCTTCGCCGTGCCGCGGGCGAGGTGGTGGTGCACGCCCTCGCCGTCGAGGGGGGCGGCGGCCCGGACCTGCTCGAGCTGCTCGCACCCCGGGCACCGCCGGGCGTGGGCGTGAAACGCGCGGCGGCCGCCGACGCGCCACTCGTCCGGGTGGGTCCCGCAGGACCGGCACCGGGCGTTGTCGTCGGACTGCCACCCCAGGGCGGCGTCCTGGTCGTCGTCCGACCACGACAAGAAGTCCGACAGCGGGATACCCCGCGGCCCGCAGTACGCCATCCGGGCGGCGAAGAGGGGGTCCCGCCTCAGTCTTTTCCCGCGCCCCCCGGGGCGATCGCGGCGGGGTCGGCGTTGAGGCGGAACACCGTCCAGTACAGGCCGTGGAAGTCCCCGGCCCGCGCCGACTCCAGCTTCGCCCGCCACACCTCCGGGTCCCGCAGCACCGCCGCGGTGTCGTCGTCGACGCCGTCCGTGTCAACGCACCGGGCGAGCAGGACCGGGGCGAACAGGTCGTCGTCGACGTCGCCGTCGGGGTTCGTCGTCGCCGCGACGAGCCGCTCGAAGTCGCCGCGCTGCAACGCGGTGAACTGGGCCTGTACGACGTGCTCCTGCACGGCCGCCGACGCCGCCGTGACCCGATCCAAGGCGGCGGCGACCGCCGTCGACGCCGCGTCCCGGTCCTCGTCCGTGATCGCTTGCGCGGCCTGCGCGCGGGCGGCGTGCATCTGCGCGACCGCCACCTGGACGGCCTCCTCCGCAGCGGTCAGCGCCTGCGGGTCGTCGGCCATCTGCAGCTGCACCGTGACCGACGGGCGCGCCGGCGAGCGCAGCCACGCCGCCAGATCAGTCCCCACAGTCGCGGTCAGGTCGCGGCCGGGATGGTGGCCTGCTCGGCCGGGGCGTCGGTGATCGCGAACTGCACCATGACCCGGGCAGCCTCGTCACCCGAGGTCCGCATCGACTGCAGCGACGACACCTCGACCGGGAACACGTCCATCGGCTGCGTGGGAGTGTCACCCCGGTCCATCCAGATGATGAACCCCTCCGTGCCGCGCGCCAGGAGGGTCTCGATCTCGTCGCCGTCCTCCGACTGGTAGAGGGTGAGCGAGGAGTCCTCCACCTGGTCGCGGCCGCTGATCTGCGACACGAACCGCCGACCCCAGTCCGGGGTCGCGATCCGGGCCGTCGTGACCTGCCACCCAGCGTTGTCGACCAACTCGTCACTCAGGTCCGTTCCCGCGTTGATCTCCGCACGGGTCGGGATGTAGGTCGTGGCCACGATCGTCTCCACGAACAGGACCTTGGTGATCTCGGGGCGGTAGAACCGCTTGGACTTGGCGATGGACGGTGCGGGCACGGTCCCTCCTCAGGGCGTGACATGGGGCAGGCCGGGATGCCGGACGCCCAGACGGACGACCGGGGGCAGTACAGGAACAGGAGCGGGTCAGGTGAGGCGGAGGTCGGCGTACGCCTCGTCGACGGCGTCGGCGACCTCGCGGAGCACCTGCGGGCGGGCGGCCTGGGCGGCCGGCGCGAGGAACGGGCGCGTCGCCTCGTCGAACCACCGGTCGTAGTTACCGAAGAGGGGGTGCCGGAACATCGAGTTGCCGAGGATCCCCTCGTAAGGGCGGGCGTGCGGGGCCTGGGACTCCCGGACCCCGACGCGCACCCCCGTGCTCGAGCCGCCCGTGAGGTTGACCCGCACGAACAGGGCGCCTGGGATCCGGCTCGACCACGACGCCCGGGACGCCGCGCCAGCCTTCACGACGTCGCCGGCGCGGCGCAGCTTCGGTCGCAACCGGCGTGCCACAGCGTCCGGGACCCGCCCGACCCTGCTGACGAACGCCCGCAACTCCGACCCGTCGACCCGCACCGACACGGTCACGAGCGGCTCACTGAAGGATCACCGTGCCCTGCACGTCGAAGGCGAGATGCGCGAACGCGCCCCGGCCGCCGCCGTTGTGCAGGTAAGGGCCCGAGTCCAACTGCAGGGCGTCACCCACGTGAACCCGCTGCACCACGCCGCCCAGGGTCGGGTCCCCGGCGAGCGCGTCCTGGACGGCGTCGAGGAGCTGCCGGACCCGCGCCCGGACCGGGCGGATCTCCGGCTCACCCGCGGTCGCGGCGGCCGCGCAGAACACCGTGAAGGCCTCCACTGCCGGGCGCGACGCCGTCGGGCCGTGCCCGTCCATCGGGACCACCTGGGACGCGGCGGCGTCGAAGGTGTCCCGGCGGTACCCGACCGCGACGACACCCGCCTTGCCCTCGATCTCCACCGAGCGGATGTGCCCGTCCACGACCGTCACCGTCGGCATGGCCGCCGTGAACGCGTCGACGAGTGCGCCGATGACGTCGTCGACGCGCGTCGGTGGCCGGCTCACGGGGACTCCGGCAGGTTGAGGATCTGGGAGCCGAACAGCAGCGTCCCCGGGTCACCGGCCCGCTCGGACTGCACCCGCACCGGGGTGATCAGGCCCGTAGCCTTCGCGGTCGAGTACGCCTGGCGGATGTCCGCCTCCTCCTGGCGAGTGAACCGCAGGACACCCGTCCACCCGTCCGGGAACGACACCGTCCCCCCGTACGCAGGGTCGCTGAAGGACCGGGCCCCAGTCGGGTTCCGTATCGCCCGGGCGACCGCCTCGAGGACGACGTCGGCGGCCGATGCCGGCATCTCGACGTCCGCCGGCTGGCCGGCGAGACCGTCGGCGCGGCGCAGGCCACGGCCGAGCAGCTCCCGGGCCCTGGCGCCGTCCTCCGTCGCTGCGCCGAGGGACGTGACCTCACGGGACAGGTCGGCCGCCAGCCGCGGGATCAGCTGCTCGAGCAGATCCTCAGGAACGGCCACGGCCAGCTGCCCCCGCCAGGTCCTCGACCGCCTCCACCCACCCGGCGAGATCCTTCTTCGCCTGGGCCGTCAGCTCGGCCGAACGTGCCTTCGCCCGTTTCGAGACCGCAGACCAGGCGTCGTCGTCGCTGACGAGCCGCTCGACCTCCGCGGCCCACGCCTCGTGGTCGTCCCGGTCCAGGAAGACACCGGCGTCGCCGAGGGACTCGCGCAGCCCCGGCGTGGGGTGCGCCAGCACCGGGATTCCTGATGCCATCGCCTCCACACCGACACGCCCCCACGACTCGTACACCGACGGCATGAGCAGCACCCGGGTCCGCGCGTACACCTTCGTCTTCATCTTCGGGGTCGTCGGGACGACCTCAACGTTGCCCGGCATGACCTCCGGGACCTGGACGCCGTGCCCACCCAGGACCCCGAGGAACTTCACGTCCGGCAAGGCCTCGGCGACCGCCGCCAGGATGTGGGCGCCCTTGTCCTTGTTGATGTTGACCAGGGTGACGTGATCGCCGGGCTTGGTGCGGTAGTCCGCCGCGATCACCGGGGGCCGGCACACCAGACCCGCCGTGCCCTTGGGCAGCGGGACTGCGTCGACCATCCACTCGCTGTTGAACACCGCGAGCGCGGGCGGGCGGCGCGCCAGCCACCCCGGGTGTCCGCCCGGTCGTTGTGCAGCAGGTGAACGACCGGGCGACCGAACACTCGGCCGAGGAGCGTGGCCCGGGTCGTCCAGTCCAGGTGAGTCACCACGACGTGGTGATCGCGCACCAGGCCGCGGACGTCGAACGTCCCGCGGCCCCGCTCCGGGATCGGGACCACCCGCACCCCGTCGAGTTCCCACGGCGTACTCGGACCGTACGTGGGCCGCAGCAGCGCCGCAGTCACGTCATGCCCGGCGGCGACCAAGGCCCGGGCCATCGTGTGCGCCATCCACTCCGACCCCGCGTTGTGGTGCGGGGGCCAGCCGTGGACGACGAAGAGGACCCGGGCCATGACCGCCGCCTCTCAGCTGCCGTAGGTCGTGGACTCGGTGACGACACCGAACGGGAACGGGCGCGTGGTCAGCGTGGCGCCGCCACCCGCGGCCTTCCCCGCGACCCGGTTGGCCGCGTCCGCGACCTGCCAGGCGGCGCGGAACACGACCCGGTAGATCGTCGAGTCCTGCTGCATGGCGTTGAAGACCACGACACCGTCGGCGTCGGTGATCACGCCGTCGGTGTGGCGGGTCACGGTGATGTCCTGGCGGACGCCGTAGATGGCCTTGCGGCCCCAGTCGCCGTGCAGGAGCACGGCGTCGGCCGGCACCCAGGACCCGTTGAGGACCTCGTTGAGTGCCTGCCCGTACAGCCGACCCCCCGGCGCGTCCTGCAGGCTCGGCTGGTAGATCGGCACCCCGTCCGCCGAGCGGAGCCCGACGAGCCGCCACGTGAACCCGGGTGCCGACGCGAAGCCGGTCGTGTTGACGCCCTTCTCGGCCAGCTTCTGGGCGCTCAGGGCGATGTCCGCCGCGAGGTCGTCCGTCTCGCCGATGACCACGATGTTCCCCGCGACCACCGCACCGTCGAAGATCGCCGTGCCGAAGCTGGCCGGCTTGTCGACACCGAACAGGCACGCCCCATCGAGGGCCGCGCCGATGGCCTCGGTGATCAATGGGGCGACCTCGTCCCAGATCGGGAAGCTCGAGTCGGCGATGTACGCGTCGGGGATCGGGACGAGGACGGCCAGCTCCTCGGCAGTCAGGAGCTTGCCCGCCCAATCCGCGCGGGTGGTCTGCTTCAGGCCGACGTCACCCGTCACCCAGTACGCCGCCGGCAGGACCGACAGCACCGGGACCGACAGCGTCTTCGTCGACATCGGGAACCGCCGCGCCAACGCGGCGACCGCCGACTGCTGCGGCAGGTACTTGATGATCTCGTTGGCGATGGGCGCCGGGACCAGCGGGTCGCCGCTGCCGTCCCGGAGGATCTGCTCGTTGAAACCGGCCACGGGAAACCTCCTGGTAGTGGGCCGCTGCTACGGGGTCGTGCTCGGGCGGTGAGGCGGTGCGGGCGTCAGCGGCCCACGGACCGGAACCAGTCGTTCGCGGACTGCTCGACCGGCGGGGAACCGGGCGTGCGAGAACCAGACCGCAGCGACCCGAGGTCGACGGACCGGCCGTTGCTGGCCGCCTGGACGCCGGCGGCCGCCTTCAGCCGCTCCGCGGCGGCCTTGATCTCCTCCTCCGACCCGCGGGTGGGGAGGAACTCTGCGAGCGCGGCGGGCAGGCCGAGGTCGCGTGCCACGTTGTTGCGGATCCGCTCGGCCCGGAGCTCCTCGAGCTCCTTGTCGCGGGCTGCCAGATCGGACTGCATCCGCTCCTGCTCGGTCATCTGCGCGCGCTGCAGCTTCTCCAGCTCCTCGCGGGCCTGGCGCAGCTGCTCCAGCTCCGCGCGGGACACCGTCGTCCGATCACCCGCGGGCCGGCTGCCGTCGACGCCGTCCTGGCCTTGCTCGCCCTGCTGCCCCGGCGCCGGCTGGGCTGGCTGGCTCTGGGCCGGCTGCGGGGGCTGCTGGCCGGCGGCCGACTGTCCGGCGTTGGGCTGCCCGGTCGCGGGGCCCGCGGGCTGGCCTTGCGGGTGCTGACCGGCGTCGGGGCCTGGGGTGCTCATGCAGGTGTCTCCTGTCGCGTCGTCGGGGGGATCGAGGTCGGGTCGCGGATGAGGTCGCGGGCGGCATCGATCCGCTCCTGCGTCCACCCGGGGATGTCCTGCAGCAGCTCCTCGAGCGGCATGCCGGCGGCGTTGAGCTTCGAGGCCCCGTCGACGGCGGCCGCGTAGGAGCGGGCCTCCGTCGGCCGCCAGACCGGGCTGATCTCCTCGTCGACCGCGGTCTCCTGGTCGCCGTCGAGGCGGGCCATGAGACGCAGCGCCTGCGCGTGGGACGCCCCGAGGGAGTCGCGGTGATCCAACGCCTTGAGCTGCTGACCGAACATCGCGACCGCCATGGCCTCGGCAGTCATGTTGATCATCTTCCCGGTGACCATGGTCGGGGGAACCATGCCGACCATCGCGACGTACTCCTGAAGCCGCTCGATCAGCTCGTTGTGACCGTTGACCTGGGCCGCTGGGAACTGCGTGGCCTTGACCTTGTCCGGGTCGGCGCCGACCGCCCACACCCGGGCCATCGAGGCCCGCATCCGGTCGGCGTCGGTCGCGTCCTTCCACCCGATGATCAGCCGCTGCGGAAACGCGCCGAAGCGGGACACCACGTGCCGGTCGAAGTTCACCTCGTTGAGCGCCAGCTGCGGACCGATGAGCGGTTCGATCTCGCCGAGCCAATATCGGACCGCGGCGTCGGTGTCCCACGTCTTGATGTACCGGACCACCGGGGGGTGGCCGACGGCGTGCATCACCGGGGGCCCGTCCACGCGCGGCGCCGTCGCCAGGGCCGTCTGCGAGCGCAGCAGGTACCGGTCGCCCGAGATCAGCCGAGGGTCGTAGGCGCCCAGCTCCACCGGCCACACCATGAGGTCGTCCCAGAGCAGGCCTCGTACGACGTGACGTGTCGTCGACTCCTCACGGATCGAGAACTCCAACGCCAGCTGCGGCCACTCGTCGGCCTCGGTGTCGAGGTACGACGCGACCATCGTCAGCGGGGTGCGCGTGTGCAGGCGCGGCGTGGCGCCGGTGCTGCTCGGGTCCACGACCAGGTAGGAGTGCCCGTACTTCAGCGCCGCCCGGTGCAGCGCCTGCTGGCGGCCCGGCATCCGGTTGCGGGACCACGCCCGCCACGCGACCGAGTCGGACGCGTCAGTGACCGTGCGCCGGCGGGCCGCGGTCCCGGCGCGGTGACCGACCACGACGAGGTGGTGCGCGTGAGACGCCACGACCATGGCCAGGACGTTCATCACCGAGATTCCCCCGAGGCGGCGCATCTCCGGGGTCGCGGACACATCGACGTACGGGGCGCCGGTCCGGCCGGCCTCGAACTCGTTGAGGCGGACCCACCACGGCCGGTCGAGCTGCTGCTGCTGCCAGAGGTGCCCCGCGGCCTCCTCGGCCTCCCTCACGGTGCTGAGTACCGCCACGGCGTCACCTCCTCTCAGAACCCCATCTGCTGGGACGTGACCGGCTGCCAGTCGTCCTGCAACTTGCCGCTGTTCAGGGCCATGTCCCGGCCCATCCGGGCGCCGACCATGCACACGGCGAGGTCGACGAGGTTCGAGGAGTCCCGAGTCGACTTCCCCAGCGACACGCCCCACTTGTTCGGCCGCCGGCGGGCGTTGTGCACGTGCCGGCGGAGCAGCGGGTGCCCGTCGTGAGTGAGGGTTTCCTCCTCCTCGATCGCCGCGACCGTCAGCTCCGCGGCGAGCGTGAACAGCCGGAGCCGCTCATGGGCGCCCGGCTGGTCCCACCGCATGTCGAAGAGGACCGCGTTGCCGATCCGGGGGCCGGGGGTCGCCCACACCGGCAGGACGTCACGGAAGTCCCGGTGCCACTGGTCGATCAGCGGCCGCCAGTACAGAGCCTCACCGTCCGGGTCGTCGTCGTCCTTCGCCGGCGAGGGGTCCACGCCGAACCACACCGGCTCGTACACGTCGAAGGCCCGGCGCACCACGCCGTCGACCTCGTCCCGGTCGACCCGCCCGTCCGGGCCCTTCTCCCTCGGCTGCCAGCACCCCAGCGTCACGACGTGCCCATCGGAGATCCGGCACGCAACCAGCCCCGTCGCGTCGCTGGACTTCGAGCAGTCCAGGAACATCGCGATCCGCTCACCAGCGACCAGCCCCCGGTCCGCCCGGGCCCGAGCATCGAAGGCCCGCGGCGCAACCCACGCATCCGCGGCCGCCGCGAGGTTGGACAGGTAGTAGCGCAAGGCATCGGCCAGCGACGTCCGCGAGTCCATGATCTCGCCCGACAAGCGGGGCAGGTCCGCCCACGGGGCGTCCATGTACGCCTGAGTGAGCGCCCGCATCCGCGTCTCGTCATCGCCGTACAGGTCACGGACCGGCGCGGCCTCGATCGAGTCGTACAGGATGTCGACGACCCCCGCCCGCATGCCTGCGAGCGCGAGCCCGGCGAGGTCCAGGTCGATCCGTTCCCGGGCCCGGGTGATCTGCGCCTGCCACGCATTGAACGACTGCTCGGCCGCCGAGTCCGCGCCCTGCTGGTGGGCGTTCGTCAGCTCAAGGACCCGGGCGCCGATGTGCTTCGGGCTCTTGCCCACGTTCCGGCGGGCGACCGCCGCTATCGCGTGCCCACCGGAGGACTTCGTCATGTGATGCGACTCGTTCAGCAGCACCGCGGTGGGCGGGTCCCCCTCCACCGTCTTCTCCGACGACGTGATGATCTCGAACAAGCCGCCGTCGCCGAGCGAGGTGCGGGTGACACCGCAGTCCAGGCCGTACTGCCCCCGGGCCTGCCTCGACCACATCGCGTTGGCCACCCGCAGCAGGTCCTTCGACTGGTCCTTGCTGTTCGACGCGACCTGGACCAGCGGCAGCCGGCGGCGGCGCCCGGTCGGACGGCCGTCACGGGCGAACCCCGCGAGCTCGACCGGGCCCAGGAGCTCGATGTCACCGACCGCGGCGCCGAACGGGTCCTTGCCAGTGCCCTTCGCCCCGCGCTTCACGCCTGAGCGGTACGCCCACCGGCCGTCCTCGTCGACGAGGTACCACAGGACGAGGAACCGCTTCTGCCCCCGCGTGAACCGCCACGGCGCGCCTGTCTGCGGGTCGATCAGCCCGGGCTCCTCGGTGCGGCCCTCCGCCCACGCGATGCACCCCGGCCCCAGCGACGACCCGGATGAGCGGGAGG